ACGATAAGTGATCTGAGGCGTTTTATACATCGACCACTTACGTAAAAAGGATTTTATCAATGTTGATTTTCCAACATTTCCACTACCGCTGAATGCAATTCTCATATAAGAGAATTTACCAAAATTTTGTCAAAAATCAAGCAATAATTACTGCAAATTCTTAAATTTCTTAACGATAAATTTTAAAATTTCAGATCTTACGATATCACTTTCATCAAATTCGAACGTTACTATACCATTATCGATAGATTCTTGATCATCAAAAACGTTATATACACCTTCAAAACCACTGAATTTAATATCTGGTTGCATGCGGTCTCCTGCCAATATCAATTTACTATTTTCACCGATTCGACTCATTACCGTTAGAATTTCTTTAGTTTCCATTTGTTGAGTTTCATCAACTAATACAAACATATTATCCCACGTGTGACCACGCGCATGGTTGACAGGCATAGTATCTACTATGCCAGCTTTTTTAATTTTAGGCAAGTCAGATTCTTCGACGATCTTATTAATCAGTTCGTAAGCTACAGCATTAAAAGGTTGGCTCTTTTCAGCTTCAGAACCTGGTAAATACCCCATCGATCTAGAAGCACTTTCGACCATTGCTCTGACATAGAGTAATTTATCATACAGTTTATCTTTAATCATGCTTAATCCACAATATACAGATGTCCATGATTTACCAGTTCCTGCTGGTCCTTGTATGATGACCACTTTAACATTGGGGTCTTTTATAATAGAGACCAACTTTTGTTGTTTATCGGTTAATTTGAAACCTCTTTTTTTGAATTTAAAATCTAGCTTGTTATAATTATTAATTATAGCTTCTTCAATCTCAGGGATTCTGGCTTCCTTACGCTTTTCTTTCGAAATTTTTTTAATCGCCATGTTAATATTACTTAGTCTAAAATTAACATTTTGCAATCGTATTGGTAATAATTAAGCACCCCACGGTGTTCCATCAAACCATAGATGACCTTTTAAATTTTCTAAACTTGGTTTGTATTTATCAACCACAATTTCTTCAGGGGGTGTAATTACTGCGGCAGTTTCACCAGTTGGTTCTTGGTCTTCGTCTGTAACGAATTTAAAAAATTCGTCTTCGTTTACTAAAATTTCAATTTCCATATCTTGATTTAATAATAAGTTGTTTAATGTCAATTATGGAGTTCGTCTAGCAGTTTTTCTCGCAGTTTTTCTTGCGATAGGTGTTGGGGTAGGTGTTGGGGTAGCAGTTTTTCTCGCAGTTTTTCTTGCGATAGGTGTTGGGGTAGCAGTTTTTCTCGCAGTTTTTCTTGCGGTAGGTGTTGCGGTAGGTGGTAGATAAATACCATCATCATCATCATACATTCTTCTTCTATCTGGTCTTAAAACAAATTTAATTTGTTGTTCCACATCATCATATTGTACAATTGCTCTTGGTTCATTGAATCTTTTAATAATTATAGGTTCACCATCATCAGTAACCCCTTTTACACCAACATCTAACGCCCAGTGTGTTTTACCGCCGCCAAAATTTCTAATTTTTTTGGGTTTGGAGTTTTCGGTTGGAATGAAACCCATTTCATCAATCCAATCAAGAATAATTTCTTCCGTTGTCTTACCCGCTTGTTTTATTGCACCACTGGCAAGTTTAATATTTTTTCTAATATTACTAACGTTTTGGTAAGTTTGAGGTAAAGCTACTTTGGTTAATTCTATAGCACCTTGTAATGCTTGTTTTCCAACCTTCTTAAATGGATCCCAAAATCCTTCATCAAGTAATTCTTTTTGTGTGTGTTTATGCATTGGCTTGTAAATTTTGGTCTGCTACGTTATTTAATGCTACATCGATAAGAGCATTGAGTTCATCTTTGATAAAACTTTTTCCTATTAAAACTTTATGATCATTGGTGGCGCGATTCCCAATAGAAAATGGGACACTTTTAAATTTTTTACCACCAATCATACAATCAAAAAGACAAACAGGTCTTTCTACGGTATTATTTTCACCAATATTTATGGTGATCATATCTTCTACATCTTTTTCTAAACGAATTGAGTTCACGGTAGTAAATCTTAGTATTTTTTTATGTGTATTTTTATCTTCACCCATTTCTAAATCTTCTCCATGTAAAACATTGTATGCGCCGTTACCTGTATCTAATTTAGCTGGAATATTACCGACACCATCGATGTTGATATCTTCAACCAACCCTAGAATATTCTTTTCAACGAAATATTGTTTGAAACTTATCATCCATTAACTAAGAGGGTTAAAATCGTCTGATTGTTCAAATCCAGTATTTGCGAAATCTGCCTTAGCATCTAAACGATGCCACACATCCGATGCATATGTAGATGCGACAGTAATTGCCGAAACCATCCAGTCATCAAATTCAGTATGGGAGCATATATCATAAAGTCTTTTAGAATATTCTGCCAACTTCTTCAATTCAGATAGGAGAACTTCATTAACTTCTACACTATGGACTGGTCCCATCGGTTCAACTTCCATAACAATATTTTGCATGGATTCTGGTTCGAAATCATCATCTTCAAATTCGTCACCATATTCGTCATCGTCGCCGTATTCGTCGCCCATGTCATCCATGTCATCCATGTCATCCATGTCATCCATGTCATCGTCTTCGATCATACCATTCAGTCTTTCGTTCAAGACTTTTTTATTGTCACGAAATGATTCCCAAATTAATGTGTTTTCTTCTCCTTTGAATTTCATATTATTATTTAGCTCATTTGATCAGAAATGTTTCTAACTTCCTGTTCTTGTTGAGCAGGACGAATAATTGGAAGAATTTCATTTTGATATAAATCTTTTGCGGTTTTACCAGAACTTTGGATCATATCGACAGCATCAGGTCTATTGAGCATATCTAAAAAGTTTTCCAATGTAATTTTATCGTTACCTGTAGGTCTCGGCTCCATCAATGCTGCGAGCACAACATCTTGAATATAACGAATTTCTCCTTGTGAACTCAAAGGGATAGTATTTTGTTCTGATTTTGATGCAGCTGCCGCCATGTCAGCTTCAGGATTGGCTTGAGACGGATCACCTTGTTCAGGTGGTAACATATCTTGCTCATCTTGTTCTACCAATCTTTGGTAATAATTCAATAATTGTAAAGTTTTAAATTTCATATAATTATCGGGTGGCTGTAACTTTTAAAGCTTGTGTTGCTTGGTCAACGGCTTTTAATGTTTCGTCATTACGTTTTTTCAAATAGTTGGTGAGTTTAGGTATTATTTTTTTATCACCTTCCTCTTTTGTCTTTTTAAGAAGTTTTTTAGATTTATTGAATGGTTTTCTATAAAAAGGTAACTGATCATAGCTATCGATAGCATCGTCAGCTATTTTATCAGGATTGATACTATACGGCTTAACTGCTTCTAGAGCAATTTCTGTATCATCAATATTCAATATGATTTTTTTACCATTACTAGTGAATGGTATTTTTTTCTCATTCAAAAATATTTTCACTTTCAATAAAGCATCTATCTTATCTTCATTGGCGGGATCATATTCTTCGAGAACATCTAAAAATTTACTCATATGATTATTTATCATTAATGATTGAAAATCACCATTTTGTTGGCGATGTTTTGGAAATACGATTCGTTCAAAAAGGTCAATCCTTCTTTCTCCAAATACTTGGATATCTTTTTAAAAGATGGTATTTTATTAGATTGAAATATGAGATCCAATCCCGAAAGTATTTTCGCATCTTTTTCGTTTATTCTTTTGCGAAACTCATCATAATCGTAATTTTCTTTCCACACTTTAACTTTGAAAATGCGTTCTACCTTGGATAAAAGTTGATTTCTAAACTTATCCTTTGTTAGATTATTAGAAAAAAATACAATGTTTAGATGATTTCTCGATTTCAAAAACTCACAAAATGTCTTGATGAACTCATGGGTATAGAACTTTTTGTTGTTTTTATTGGAAAAATTAAAATCTACCAACAGCCCCATTTGCTCCAATAATAGAGCGAAATTTCGATTAGTTTCCATAAAAACTGTATCGATATCGATCACTAAATCATCACATTGCTCAATCATTTTTTGTTTTATCTGAACCATTGATACCACACAGGACAGATTTGTCAACTCACATTGAATATTTTGAACTTAAATCAACATTCTTCGGTGGATTATTCAGCCGAACATTGATGATCTCATTGTAGTAGTCGTCACGGAAAATGACATTCTCTTTCATTTGGTAGTAGAGTTCTGCATATGCGACTTCCCATTTGCTGCCACAGATTGCGAGTATTTGCCTCGTAAAGCTCTGCTTGCCGTATTTCTCGATATCCTCCTTCAGTTTGTTGGAAGAGCCGTAGTAGGTCTCGTAATCGCTCTTAACGTGGTCGATACGATTCCGTTTCTTGCCTTTGAGCGGTTTGCGTTTGATTCTAGACCAGAACTGCTTCTTGCCGATATACTTCTTCCCTGTGACGGTGTTGGTTATCAGGTAGACAAAAGCGTAATGAGCATCTTTGTCCAGATTTTCTGGAAGATTTTGCCACGGTGGGTCGATGATAGTGTCACTCATTTGCGGTTACTTAGCTGATGGAAGCTGAAAAATCCATTTTTTTGCGATTTTTTGCTTGCTTTTTCGATTTTTGCATTTATATTTAATTATAATTAACTATAACATAATCTATAAACTATAACTTATATATTATAATATTAATAAAATAATAATATAATA